TTGACACCGAGCGTAAATACTACCGTACATACTACGGCGGTACGAAGCGTTTCTTGGAAACTATGATGAATGGTCGTAAGAAATATCATCGTAGACAATGGGAACGCGACCAGGAAGCCTACATGGGCACCAAGTATGTTGGCGCTACTGTAAAGGCAGACCAAATTATGTTCAGATGTAACACTCCGCTGAGCGCCGTTGTTGCTCCGAACTACGACCTGAGTATTATCCCGTACACCGATATGTATCTGTCTGTGCTGTATGGTAACTCCGCTACTCCTATGCAGATTCGTGCAAAGGCTGGTCAGGAGTACACTATCGAGAATCCTCTTGGCGGCACAATGGACGATACCGCTATCCTGATTTATTGTGCGTCCCGTATTCAGGCGCTCAATGACCTTTCTGGCTGTTATATTCACGATAACGACTTCTCTAAAGCATCCAAGCTTCAGCAGTTGATTATCGGTAACAGTACCGAGGGCTACACCAACACATTTATGACCGAGCTGAACATTGGTAACAACGCTCTGTTGAAGGAACTGAATGTGCGTAACTGCCCGAACTTGGTTGGCTCTGTCAACCTCACAAACTGTGGTAACCTCGAGACATTCTATGCCGAGGGCACTGCAATCACCGGTGTAACATTTGCACCGAACGGCAAGATTGTTACTGCCTATCTGCCCGACACAATCAATACTCTGTCTATGAAGAACCTCAACTATCTGACAGACCTGCAGGTGTCTTACGACAACCTCGAGTCTCTGACGGAAGAGAACTCTATCGTTGACGAGCTTGCGATTGTTAATGATGCAGTTGACACTCTGCAGACACTCCGTCTGACAGGCATCAACTGGACTTTAGCTGACACAACTCTGCTTAATCAAATCCTCGCTATGAACAGCTCCGTTCTGACTGGTAAAGTTTACATTAGCGGTGCGATTAGAAATCAGGAGTTGCTGAACTATGCTAAAGCGTGGGCTGACCTGGAAGTGACCTACAATGTTGCCAACCTTGTTACTCAGTATCTCGTTACCTATGTTAACGATGATGACCAAAACACTGTTTTATATGAAGCCTATGTCGACCGTGGTTCTACTCCGCCCGACCCGTATGCAGAGGGTTGGATTGCTAAGCCCGAAAAGGCTGCAGACGCTCAGTATACCTACGAGTTTGACAGTTGGGACGGCATCGAAGATGATGTCTTAACTGCGAAAACCGTGACGGCAAAATACACGGAAACGGTTCGTACATACACAGTAACTTGGTATTCGAGACCCGGTCTGCCCTTAACCTCTGTAACTGCTGATTACGGTAGTGAAGTGGTTTATCCTGGCGAAACACCGACGAACGAAACTGAGGAAGCAACCTACATCTACAATGTCTTTGCAGGATGGGATAAGAGCACTGGCTATATCACAGAGGATACCGATGTGTATGCTATCTGGGCAAGAGCCGAGCTCCCCACAACCGAGAAAGACTTGAAGGATATGACTCCTGGCGAAATCTTCGCTGTTACTTCTTCTGGAAGAACTGCGAACTACTTCACACTGAAAGACTATGTCGATATCACTCTTGGTCACGACTTTGACTTCAGCAATGTGGAGAGCGAAGTGCTCGCTGAAAATCTGTACCTTGACGGTCAGACTGCAGTGGATAAACAGGTAACTCTCTTTGGAGAAAACGACAGGTCGTTCACTATGGCTATCGACTACCAGTTTACTGGTACAGATACAAATAGTACGCTTGTCTCTTGCTTCGAGGAAGATGGTTCCGAAGGATTCCGTCTGCGTTATAATGGTCAGCCCGACATTCAGTGGGGCGATGTAAGCCAGAAGTTTGGTAGTGGTAAATATCGTGATATTGTCGTTATCAGACACCGTAAGGGTGAAGACAAGTTGTATGTATACGCATCTAACAACACTTCCAGCTCTTTCGATATGTCGACTCTGAGAGCAGAGCTCACAAGAACACGCAGTACCACTACAGACCAAATTATCACCTTTGGTGCTATCAGATTCAAAGCCGATGGCGGTCACGACGACTATGGTCACGGACACATCCACTGGTGTAAAATCTGGTACGAAGACCTCGGTGATACGAACGCTCAGCAGTTGGCTTCTTGGTATCGCGAGCCTGTTCGTATGGAGTATTATGGCACCAATATTTACAGACTTGCTGGCGGTACAAGCCAGAAGTCGAACGCATCGTTCATCTGTAACCACTTGCTTGCTGCAAGAGGTCAAGTAATGAACCCTGCGCCGAATACGAATGCCGGTGGTTGGGAAGCCTCGAGAATGCGCACATTCTTGAATACAAGGTTCCTTGCTGCGCTCCCGACCGTATGGCAGTCTATGCTGAAGCAGGTCAAAATTAGCGCATCTGCTGGTAGTCAGTCTACTGAAATTCTTATTTCCGAAGACTATATCTACCTGCCTTGTTTGACAGAAATGAACAATGCGTCTGACAGCATTTATCCGAGCGAGGGTGATTACATCACTTGGTACACATCTAACCCTGCCAGAGTTAAGTTCAGAGGATATAAGATTCCTGACGACTCCACGAGATATACCGCTTCGTCCGACCCGTCGACAAGTTCTACGAACAATGTCAAAGAGGGCGATGTTTGGATTCACTCTGGAAACTCCAGTATTGGATACACCTATGTGACACAGCAATACTTGGATGAGTACGGCATCACTCCGAAATACACCGCATCCATCGGAGGCGGTTGGATTGAAGCCACCAACTGGTGGCTGCGTTCGCCTAATGTGGGCAACTCCACCAACTTCTGGTTTGTCTACCTCGATGGCTACTGCGGCAACCTCTACGCCAGCGGCTCGAGTGGCGTCTGCCCCTGCTTCTCTATCTAAAAATGGGTATGGCACACCGCCCGGTCTAACACACCGGGTGGGTGTCAACCCTCAGATGAAAATCATCTGGCGGCTTGCCCGCCAAACTATGAATACAAAGGAGGTCACATTGTGGCTGTTCTACGAAGTAAAAGGAAAATTGCGCAAACGGAATTTGAAAATACTTTTATGAAGTTATATCAGTTCAGTATGCGCCACACAACCGCTGTTCCTAAACGAAGGAAGAAGTGGCTATGCCGTAATATCGACGAGAGGATGAACCTCATCTATAAAGACATTATGGCTATGAACGATTGTTATAACCCAGACGCGACACAGAAAGCGAAGTATATCGAAGACCTCAATGAAGCTTGTATTCATAGGCTTGTAGAATTAGAGAAACCGCTAATGGTGCTGTGGAATGTGCAAAGTGCAGAAACAAAGCATATGGCGGCGTGGGTAGAACTCCTGAACAGGGAAATCTTCTTATTAAATCTGATGCGTGAAAGTAAGGTGAGTGTTCCAGAAATGGCTATTTTAGATTGGCGTGCAGTAAACTCTGTTAAGTTCCTCAAGAATATGTCCGAACTACATAGGTACACTCACTCCAAAGTCACAAATGCAAATATGGATTATGACGCAACGCAGGGTTCGCTGTTAATCGAACTTGTTAACGATGCGTTCTACTACTTGATTCTCGCAAACAAGAAAATTCCGACAACACGGAAACAATACGAGAATCGCAGAGATAATATCTCTCGCTCTATATCGTGCTTGAAGGCACTCAATAGAGAAATGCTGTTTTATTTTAACCTGATGCAATACAGCGAAAGGGTTATGAATGAGTGGACTTCGATGCTCACGCAAGAAATCAAAATGCTGAGTGCGTTACAGAAGTCTGACCGAGAGCGTTTCGAGTCGCTCAAATAAAACAGTTTCAATACACTGGTTATATTCTATACCTCCACCAACTGGTGGCTGCGTTCGCCTAATGTGGGCAACTCCACCAACTTCTGGAATGTCAACAACAATGGCAACTGCAACAACAACAACGCCAGCAACTCGAATGGCGTCTGCCCCTGATTCCCATACATTGAGTAACTCTGAATAAGGGCGAAAGGGATTCTATATGGAATATGTATGAGAAGGAGAATATGACCATCTGTGCATAAACGCAGTAAATAATACACTCCTCTGCTTTAAGAGGGTATGCTATGACAGCATTCCGTATGACAATGGACGGCAATTACAACGCCTTAATTTGGTAGGCGCTTTGTCAGCTTGTGGCTATTTGGGCTGATATATGGTGCAGGGTCATTTGCGGTCGCAAACTAATAGCTAAACAATTAGACCGCACGGAGTAATATCAATGGAATAAAAGGAGTTTTGAAATTGACTAAATATCAAAGAGCTAAGCGTCGTATTGCACGAGACAAAGCCTTGAAGATTGTCAAACTTGCTACACGGTTCAACGGAACCGACGACTTTGAAGAAGTCATCAAGATGCAACACTATGTGGATGCGTTGAGAAAATGTAGAAAGGGCGTTAGTTGGAAGGGCAGCGTACAAGTGTATACACAGAACGCTATTGTCGAAATCGACAATGTAAGAGAATCACTTCTGAAAGGTAAGCTCCCCGAGCTTACCAGCGTCAAGAGAATTGAGTTATACGAACGAGGTAAACGCAGAGAAATCGTACCGATTACGATACGAGACAGAATGACACAGCGTGTGCTTTGCGACTTCTCCTTGGTGCCGAGATTACAACGCACACTTATCTATGATAATGGTGCAAGTATGAAGGACAAGGGAGTAGACTTTGCACGCAGACGACTGTTTGGACATATTCAAACTGCAATCAAAGAATACGGCACAAACTTCTATGCGCTGACTTTTGATTTCAAGAGTTTCTTTGACAGTATACCTCACCAAACCTGTCTTAATGTGCTGAAAGAAAACTATACCGACAAGAGGATTATCGGACTAACGATGGCTATTATGCGTTCATATCAAAAGTCCGTCATCCGAAAGATACCAGACAAAGCTGAGCGTGAACGCCAAATGGCTATACTGGAAAGCAATCGTTCTAAAGGTATCTGCCTCGGTAGCCAAATCTCGCAGATTATGGCATTGGTTGTACCGAACAAGTTAGACCACTATGTCAAGGATTTCAAAGGCGTCAAACATTATATAAGGTATATGGACGACGGTGTAATCTTTTCTAATGACAAACAGTTCCTGCACGACCTTTATTTTGAGATGAAGGCAGTGTGCGACGAATTGGGTTTGACATTCAACGACAAGAAGACCAAAATCGTGAAGATGTCAAAGGGCTTTGTGTTTATGAAGGTAAGATACCGTGTCACTTCGACCGGCAAGATTATCCGCACACTCACAAGGGCTGGTATTGTTCGTATGAGACGGAAGCTAAAGAAGTTCAGAAGATTAGTCGATAATAACCAAATGACACTGGATGATGTATATAACTCAATCCAGTCTTGGCTTGCGCACTCCAAGGTTGCGATGGGATACCACGCACGCAGGAATATGCTCAAGCTATATAACGAACTTTTCGACGGTTACAAAGTAACCAAGAAATACGAACATATTAAAGGAGGTAAAGACGGTGACCTATTACAAGCTGATAAATGGCACGACCTTCGTTGGAGTGGCTACGCAGTCTGACTTTAGAGTCTTCCAGCATAAGCACCAAATCATTTTGGCTTGCGACGAAGAGATAGCCCAGTATGTCCAGAGCGGCGATGCGCTCTATCGCGCCAACTGGATGGTTCCTGTAACAACCGATAAAATCTCCTATGAGACAGTGGAAGTAATCAAAATTGACGAGGAAGAGTATAACATCCTGCTCGATGCAGTAGAGACCGGTAAGGAAATTGAAATCGAGCAAGAGACTGAAACTCCCGTTGAAGACGCACCTGTCGTCGACCCCAACGATGTAACCACGATTGAGTACATCAAGGCATCGAAGATTGCGGAGATGAATTATGTCTGTAACAAGGTTATCGAGAACGGTATTGATGTTGTCCTGAGCGACGGGAAAACATATCACTTCTCCTTAACCACGCAAGACCAGCTCAACCTGATTACATTGTCCTCGATGGTCGCTGCCGGTGAAACGAACATTCCGTATCACGCAGATGGCGAGCTTTGCAGGTACTACTCTGTCGAAGATATTACATTGGTAATGAATACGGCGACCGCCTATAAGACTTACCATGTAACATACTTCAATTCGTTGAAGGTCTATATTGAAGCACTTGAGACTATTGAGGAAGTTTCTGCCGTTGAGTACGGCGTAGAAATTCCCGATGAGTATCAATCTGATATTCTCAAATCTATCATTGCTTCTATGACTGGCGGTGAGAGCGATGAAGCGGTTGATTAAACCCGCAGCGCTCTTTGCTGTCGGAGGCACGATTTATCTCACCATTGAAATTCTGTGGCGAGCATTCCGAGAAAGTACACCCACACACTGGTCTATGTTCATCCTCGGCGGATTGTGCTTTCTTGCAATCGGCGCTATCAACGAACACTTTTCGTGGGAGACCCCATTCTGGATTCAAGCAATCATCGGTACTGGCGTTGTGCTGATTCTTGAATTCGTGTTTGGATGCGTTCTGAATCTCTGGCTTGGTCTGGGGATTTGGGATTACTCCGACACACCGTTTAACATTCTTGGACAAGTGTGTCTGCCATTTGCCTTTGCGTGGCTATTCTTAGTGGCAGTCGCTATTGTTCTGGACGACTACTTGCGGTACTGGCTGTTTGGCGAAGAGAAACCGCACTACCGTTGGTCGTTCAAATAAACCGAATATATGAAAACGGGAGCCTGCAATAAGGCTCCCTTTTTGTATACCAAACTACACTTTTATGCCCGCTTTTATGCGGGACATTTTGTATGAAAAGGAGGAAACACCCGTGAAGTACAATGAGTCTAACAAACCTTATGTGTGTATGCAGACACAGAGCACTTGCTACAAAGGCACACGCACGATGGAAGTCAAAGGTGTGCTGTGGCATAGTACAGGCGCAAACAATCCTACGCTGAAACGCTATGTGCAACCGAGTAACACACCCGACAAGAGAGACACTATCACTCTTGCCAAAATCGGCAAGAACGCCTACGGAAACGACTGGAACCATATTGAGCATCAGGCGGGTCTGAACTGCTGGATTGGTAAGCTTGCCGACGGCACGGTTACTACAATCCAGACTATGCCTTGGAACTATCGTCCTTGGGGATGCGGTAGCGGTTCTAAGGGTTCTTGCAACAGTGGCTGGATTCAGTTCGAGATTTGTGAGGACGGCTTGACAGACAAGACATACTTCAATGCTGTTTATAAAGAGGCGTGCGAAATTACTGCATATCTCTGCAAGATGTACGGCATTGACCCGAATGGTACTGTGACTGTAAACGGTGTAAAGGTACCTACTATTCTTTGTCACTACGATAGCCACAAGCTCGGTATGGGAAGCAACCACGGCGACATCGACCACTGGTTCCCGAAGCACGGCAAATCTATGGCTACTGCCAGAAAAGATGTTGCGGCGTTGCTTGCTGCTGATAAGACGACGACATCTCAGCCTGTTACAACGACCGGCAAGACCTATAAGGTTGTAACTAAAATCAACACATACTCTACTGCTTCTGACGCACAGAGTCAGAAAAACAGTAAGGGTACATATGAGGCTGGAACTTATTACATCTATTCCAAATATCCAAACGGGTATAACGGTATGTATAACATCTCCACTGATAAGACAGGTGCGAGCGCTGGTAGCTGGATTAACCCTGCGGAGAATGTAGCTCAGAAGCCGACAACTCCTACCACAGATACACCGCAGAAGCTGTATCGTGTGCGTAAGTCTAAGGACGATGCAAAGTCCCAGGTTGGGGCATACAGCAATTTGGATAATGCCAAAGCTGCGTGTGACAAGGCGGGCGCAGGATACAAGGTGTTTGACTGGGATTACAAGGTTGTATACGAGTACAAGGCTCCGGTAGAGACCAAGCCCGATACCGAACCTGTTAAGCCCACACAGCCTACTACACCCGAAGTTGAACAACCGAAGGAAGAGACAAAGGTCGTAGCAGTCTACGATTTAGACTTCCCGGAGAAAACACCTATCGTCGATAAGAGCATCGCTCGTACAGAGACTGACTGCGTAAAGGCAATCAAGAAGATACTGTCTAACAACAGTGCTTTTGATGTTGAAATCGCCAAGGCTTTCTGGAAGCTTGCTCCCAAGTACAATATCGACCCTATGATGGCTATTGCACAATCTATCCTTGAGACTGGATGGTTTAAGTATGCTGGCTCTGCTGTGAAGGCAGAACAGCACAACTACTGCGGTCTCGGTGTGACAAGCAATGGCGTTGAGGGCGGTAAGTTTGACACTATCGAAGACGGTGTTACTGCTCAATTACAGCATCTGTTTGCCTATGGCTCTAAAGATGCTTTGGACGAGACCATTATTGACCCTCGCTTCAAGTATGTAACGAGAGGTATTGCGCCTTACTGGCAGCAGTTAGCAGGAAGATGGGCTTGCCCTGGTTACGACAAGAATACCTACGATACACCCGAAAAGGCTATGGCTGCAAACAATACCTACGGGCAGAAGATTCGCACTATTTACAATCAGCTTGTTGGCGTGACCGTAACAGACGCTGATGTCGAAAAGTATTTCCCGAAAGAGCAGCCGGAGGAGAAGCCCGAAGAGAAGCCTGTCGTTGATACCCCGGCGACAGATATCGTAGACACACCCGTAAGCGAAAAGAACACAAGCAAGATTGTCGATGTCATCATTCAGGTGATTAAGAAGTTGCTTGAGGCTCTTGTTGAAATTTTCCGTAAAGGAACAAAATAAGGAGGTAAGATTATGGAACTGATTACAAGCTTCATTTCCACTTATGGCGTTGAGATTATGATGGCAATCATCACTTTCGTCGCTACATACCTTGGTGCTTATCTGAAAAAGGTCATCACCAAGTGGCTTGACAATAAGACCAAGCAGGATATCGCAAAGACCTGCGTGAAGGCTGTCGAGCAAATCTATAAGGACTTGCACGGCGAAGAGAAGCTTCAGGAAGCTCTGAAGGCTGCTTCTGAAATGCTCCAGTCCGAGAACATTACTGTTACCGATATCGAACTCAGAATGCTGATTGAAGCTGCCGTGGCTGAATTCAACGATGCGTTCAACTCTACCACCGTCAAGAGTGCCGAATAAAAAATGGGTGCCGTAAAAGGCACCCACAATAAAACTCAAAGAAAGGTGGTGGTAAAGTGATAAATTTTGTTGAATATTTGCAGTTGCCTGCGCAAATTGCAGTCGTGGTAATTGGTGTCATTTTCGTGATGAATGTTATCGGCGAGATTCTTGAATTCAAAGGCAAGGTTGTTCCTGAGTTTATGAAGATACGCAAGTATTTCTCTCGTAAGAGACACGAAAAGAAGGAGACGGCGCAAACACTCAAAGAGGTTAAGCAACTTCTCGGGGATGTTAACGCTCACTATTCTGCTGACAACATCACAAAGAGAGATAGTTGGATGCAGTGGGTAAACAACCGAGCTGATGTGTATGACACTTCTATTGTCGAAATCAAGAATCAGCTAACAAGCGTTACCGAGGTTCTCGAGGAGTTGTTTGTCCAGAACAGCAGAGATAGAATTATCGACTTTGCTACCAAGGTTACTGATGGCAAGAACCTTGTGTCTCGTGAAGAGTTCAATAGAATCTTCAAGGTACACGCTAAGTACGAGGCATTTTTGGAAGACCGCAAAATGACTAACGGTGAGGTCGATGTAGCAATTCTTGTCATCCAAGAATCATATGCACAGCATATGAAAGAGCATACCTTCTTAGAGGATGTTCGAGGATATAGCAGCAAGAACTAATATTTGAAATTGTAACGGAGGTCGCTGTAATGGCGGTCTCCGTTCTTTTTCTCCGATTGCTGTTAGAAGCCCGCCAGGGCTGACCAGGCTTGCGTCTGCGTAGACTTTATGCTCTCGGCAGATAAGTTGTAGGATAAAAAGAAAGCGCCTTGTAGAGGCGTTAAAACGCGTTTAGGCGGGTATGAGTTTTATACACTCTGCCCGCCTTTCTTTTCGCAAATCGTAATGTCAATAATTATAGACATAAAGCCTGTTTATGTTCATAATTATAAACATTAAGGAAAAAGAAAGGGCTACAAGACCGAAGTCTCATAGCCCTTAACTATTGATTATATGAAGACTGAAATGTTCAAGTCTTCCCATTTATGAATCCTGTGCCTTGTGGAGTATGCGTAGAGATAAGCTTTGGCTTCGCTTAAATCTATTGAAAACTCTTGGACTTTAACGAAATTACTTTTTCCTACTTTCGTTAATAGCAGCCTGTGCTGCGGCCAATCTTGCAATGGGTACCCGGTAGGGAGAGCAGGAAACGTAATCCAGGCCGATCTTGTGGCAGAACTCGATGGAGCTGGGATCGCCGCCGTGCTCACCGCAGATACCGCAGTGCAGAGAGGAGCGAACCTTCTTGCCCATTTCTACAGCCATCTCCATCAGCCGGCCAACACCAGTGGTGTCCAGACGGGCAA